AATGGAAGTTAGGCAGTTGGAATAGAGGTAATGGTTATCCTAAACTTTGTACATTCTATCAAGACCGATTTGTAGTAGCAGCTACAAATAAAAAACCTAACTATATTTGGATGAGCCGGACTGGTGATTATCCAAATTTCGGTGTCGAAAAGGTGGAAGGCACTATCACAGATGATAGTGCAATCACCTTGCCGGTTATTAATCGCAAGATGTGTGAGATTCGTCATCTCGTACCAGCTAATGATCTAATCATTCTTACAAGCGGTAATGAATGGATTGTAAGTGGTGATAAGACTATTACTCCTACTAACTGTAACCTAAAAACACAAACCCAACGAGGGGCCTTATCGTGTGAGCCACAGTTCATAGGTAATCGCTGTGTATTCGTTCAAGAACGTGGCGGCACTGTTCGTGATATGGGCTACTCTTATGAGTCCGATAACTATACAGGGCAAGATTTAACGCTATTTGTTAAGACTCGTGTTAGAGGGTATTTAACTATAACCAGTGCATACGCTCAGGACCCGGACAGCATTATTTATTACATCAGAAATGATGGGGAGATTAATTGCTTAACCTATATTCCAGAGCAAAAAGTGTACGGCTGGTCGCATTTCGTGACCAATGGTAAATACCTATACTGTGAATCCGTGTCTGAGGGAGAACAGGATAGTTTATATATACTTGTCGAGCGCACATTACAAGGCAAAAAGGTGAAATGCATTGAGCGTATGGTGCCACTGTATTCTGATGATGTAAATGTATTTCTTGATTGCTATGTCGAATTTAAGTCAAGTAATGCAATTGATAGTATTAACATTCCTCATTTGAGTGGGCAAACTGTGCAAGTGGTAATCGATGATAACCAACAACCAGATGTGGTTATACCAGATGATGGCTTATTACAATTAAATGTCAGTGGTAGCAATATCAAAATCGGATTACCATTTACCTCTAAAATTCGTGTTCCATCAGTGGAAATGCAAATGCAAGACGGCACTTTACAAGGTCGTGTTGCTACAGTATCAAGAGTAGTATTGAGGGTGCACAAATCATTTGGCGGTAAAATTGGCCGTACATTTGACAGAATGGATGATATTACATTACCACCAGATAAGTTATTCACAGGAGATAAACCTGTAATTCTACCTAAAATGGGGGTAAATTATTCAACCGATACATCGATATGTATTAAGCATAATGATCCATTTCCATTTAATTTATTATCGATAACTCGTATTGTTGAAATTGGCGGAGGACTAAGAGATGTTCCGGGACTATAAAATTGACGAAATTGAGCCTACACGGCGAGATAAATTAATTCAGGACCTAGAAGTTAACCTAAGGGCAATAGACGCCATAGAAGTCCAAGAGGTGAATAGTTTATACCCTTTCAAAGATTTCTGTTCTGAGATTTGCAAATCTGATTATGATAGCCATGTCGTTGTAGAAGACGATGTGGCTATTTGCGTATATGGGATTGCAAAAGAACCAGTTAACGGAATGTATGGGATTTACTTCCTTGGAAATAAAGTATTAGAAAACGATATGCGATGGCAGATGCGTTTTATCAAGTTAAGTAATCAAGTTATTGCTGAATGGTTAGAAACTCGTGAATGGCTATTCAATTATGTTCACACAACTAACATAAAAACGAAACGATGGCTCGAATCGATTGGAGCCGTTATTCATCCAACTGTAAAAGTTGGTGATTTAGAATTATTTACTCTTAAGAAGGAGGACTTCATATGTGCTTACCCGCAGCGGCAATCTTAACCGCAGTCAGCACCGGCATAGGGATGATTGCGCAACATCAACAAACAAAAGCACAAGTTTCGATGTACAAAGCCCAAGCACAAGCGGCTGAGGCTAATAAGCGAATATCTGACCGCAAACAAGAACAAATTGCTATGCAACAATTACAAGAGCGGGACAAGATGGATAATCGTATGCGTCTTGTAGCCGGTACGAATGCAGCAGAAGCTGGAGCAGGTGGGTTGCAAATGGCAGGGTCCCCATTACAATTAATGGCGTCCAGTTATGATGAGTACAACAAAGACGTCTATAACTGGGAACAGAATAAAAACAATGCCATTTATAACGAATATTTGAATGGTATGAACTATCAGAATGAAGCTAATGCCGCACGTGCTTCCACTAAAAATGCACGACGTCAAGGCAATTTGGCAATGGTAAGTAGTATCCTTGGTGCCGCATCATCTATGTATGGTATTAAACAACAATACGCAGGTGGCAAGATGACGACTACATATGGTGGTGACCCTGTAGGGTATACAGATAGGGGTCCGGTAGTGACTGTTAAGCGTGATTATAAAATGAGGTAGGATATGAAATTTGTTAATTATGATCCAACCCAAAAATTAAATACAATTCAAGGTAGCACACAGGCTTCTAGTAATGAAACGGCATATGGTGGTAATGTAAGTGGCTTAAATGCTATGAGTAAAGCCTTACAAGATGCAACAAATACATGGATGGAAATTGACAAACGAAAAGATTACATCGATGTAACCAATGCTATTAATGAGTTCAATAATAGTACTAACCAACTGTTGAATGATGATAAAGACGGGCTGATGAATCGTAAAGGAATGAATGCTCAATCTATATTGCCTGACTATAATGCTGGTGTTGATAAAATACAACGTAAAATCTTGGATAAATATAAATTTAGAACCAATGATGCTGTTAATGCATTTATAAAAGCCGTTGAAACATCTAAGACAACTGATTACAATAACATATCCAAATATTCAAGAGGTCAATATGAAACGGCGTTAAGTACAGCTACGCAAAATCAAATTACAAATCTTCGTGATTCTGCTATTCGTTCTGACAACATGGCTGACCAAATGAAAACAATTACATTAATGGGTGATTTGTATCGGTCTACTGGTAAAGAATTGGGACTAGATGATGAGCAGATTAATGAAAAAATCCGTGCTAATACAGACCAAACAGGAAAGTATTTACTTGATAGATCCGTGGCAGAAAATGATTCAACGAAAGTTGAAAATTTATTAACTTCATTAAGTGGTGTTGTTAGTGAAGATGTGCTGACGCCATATAAAAAAATGTCCAGTCAAATGAACATTAATAAATTAGTTAATGATGATAATACACATGCTAAGTTGTATCAGATGTATGGGCATGATTTAAACTCAGGAATGAGCAGTGCTGCCATGTATGTTAGAGCCAAGATGGAAACTGAAAACGAAGAAGCCATTAAAGGTGGAGTTGGTCAAAACAAACAGTTATGGGATATGGCTGTTTATGCTAATAAAAAATATGGCATTAATACTGAAATCGCATATCGACAATTATATGCAGAAGGTACAGTTGGCGGTGAATTAAGCAGGCTTGCTAGAGAAAATCACAATTACGCAGGTTTAACACAGGTTGAACCAAATGGTGAAGAAAACAAACAGACTGATGGTGGTACAAATTATTATAAAATGTACAATTCTGATGAAGAGTTTGTTGATGATTGGATGAAAGGATATATCATTCCAAACAATGCTATCAATGCACAAACTATAGATGAATATGCTGATAAATTAAAAGCTGGTGGATATTATACGGCAAGCGCAGAACATTATAAGGGCTTAATGAGAAATGCCCCAATGTCTAGCGGCGGCAGCCCTAAGTATTCCGAAGACCAAATCAAGAAAGCTGAAGATGAGGCTAAAACCGCTTATAAAAATTATTACACGCTACAAGAGCAAACTAGAAAAATTGCTATTAATGATCGCTTGCAAGCAGGTCAAACAATCTTAAATCAAAAGATAGCAAGTGGCGATGTAAGTGGTGCGTTTCAATATGCACAGGTTCAATTAGCAGGTGCAACCACACCGGAAGAGCAAGAATACTGGAGTGGAAAAATGGCAAGTGAACGTCCTAAACTAGATAAAATCTATGAAAAGAGTTTGAAAATGACACCTCAAGAAAAATGGGGTATCAAGCAATATGCAAAATCTCATACATATGAACAAACTCGGGCATATGCTGAACGTGTGCTGCCTAATAAAGTCATGGATGATGAACTTGATGCATCATTACTTGAAATTGATGATAACAACAAAAAGGCTAGTAATATTGATTTAACTCCATATGAATATAAACTTGCTACAGTTATGCCAGAAGACAAAACATTGGCAGGCAGTTTTAAATATGGTGTTAAACAAGAAATGGCCGGACGTATTGAGGAATTTAAGGTTAAACATCATAGACCACCTACAGATGCGGAAAAAGATGAAATCTTCGATGCTGCAGTCGCAACAAGTACATTACGTAGTACAAGCAAACCATTCTTTGGTGACGGAGACGATTATTCCGCAACAATTAGTGGTGCAAGTAACCAAGCTATTGGTATCGTTCATGCTGAACCTGTAGGAAATCATTATATCCGAGTAACATATCGTGATGGCTCCACTCAAGATATTTACGAATCAGAATACAATGCATTACAACGGAGATATACAAATGGCTGATATTAATCAACAAGAACGCGAAGAATTTCAAGCGTTAATACATGGATACGGACAAGGCCCACGTTCCTTTACGGCTAATGCCGGCATACAGTCTAGTCCAGTAGGTGGTTTAACACCAGTTGGGCAAGCTATCGGTTCAGGAATAGACACCGTATCAAATATTGCTAAAAGCACAGCGGATGCATTATCTACAATTGCCAATACTCCTACTAGCATTAAAAATGCAGATGGAACGGAAACAATTTCCCCATTCGGGCAGCAAGGTAATGCATTTCAAGCGATAGGTCAATTAGGGCAATCACTACCTAATGCTTTACCTACTAGTTTTGTTAGTAACACAGACCGATTGTTCTTATATAACAATGATCAATTACGTGCCAATGAAGCCTTACGGATTGCTAAGACATTAAATATTGGTGCAGATACAGTTATGTTTGGCGATGATAGAGCCTTTGAACGTGCTGATTATTTATCTAGACGTGCAGAACGTGGCCAAGTTTTACAAGATATTTATGATGAGTTTCCAGAACTCTACAAAGTAAAATATGGTTCGCAAGCAGAAGGCATTCAAGCATTAAATAATATCGAATCAATTAAAAATACAAAAGGTGTGTTTGATGCTTTGCAACAAAGTATTTGGGCAATGAATGACCAAATGAAATTAGGTGATGTTGGTTTTGCCTTAGCTTATGAGTCTGATCCACAAAAGATTAGCGAATTAACGGCTGAAGTTAATCGATTACAAAATAACTTGCAAAATTACAGACGGCCAGATGGCGGAAGTCCATTAGAAGAGGTATTAGGAGCTACATCTAGTCAAATCTATATGATGGGCAAGCAAGGTGGTACAGGTGCTATTGTAGGCGGTATTGCAGGTGGCATTGCTGGCGGTGTAGTTAGTGGTGGTCCTGCTGCTGCACCAGCTGCATTGACTGGAGCTAAATGGTTAGGCTCTGCTGATATGGCATACGAAATGTATAAAATGTCGTTCGGCAATAAGTATCTTGAATTGATTGGCAAACGTGACCAAAAGGGTAATCGAGTATATTCCAATGAAGAAGCAAAAGAATATGCCATGTCATTCGCTGCAATTGATGCTGGGATTGAATTTGTGGCGACTCGTGCTATTGGTAAAGCGGCATCTAAAATCGCTCCTAAATCCGCATTTGCCAATGCAGTTTCAAGAGGAACTAGCAATGCAGCTGAGACATTTAATCGTGGTATTGGTGTTACTGCTGCACAAGTGGCTAAGTCTTCCATTAAAGCTGGCGCTCCAGAACTATTTGAAGAGGGCCTACAAGATGTCAATGAAAAGTTGCAGCATAATTTGTGGCGTAAATCGAATGATCAAGAGGGTCCATATTCTGCAGGCGATATGTTTGTAGGTGCCGGTGAGGCTATGTGGCAAGCATTGCCAGCGGTAGTTGGTTTTGGTGTAATTGGTGGCGGCATCAGTGGTGCTCGCACCATGAAAGCCTTCAAGGATTTTCAAAAGTTATCCCCAGAAGAACAGCACATGGCTGTTATGGAAGAACAAAATCGTAATGGACATGTTATTATGCAGAACCTTAAAAACGATGCTGCCGCTAATAATTTGGCAAAAGAAAACCCTGAGTTATACGGTAAAATTGTACAAGCTCAGGGTGATAATATAGGTGTGTCAACTGCCTATGTAAATGTTAATGAAATGGCTGAAACTGCAGAAGGTCAAGCGGCTATCCGTAATATGGTGGATGCAGGACTTACCACTCAAGAGGAAGTATCCAAGTCAATTACTGCAGATGCACCGATTGAAATTCCTATAGGTAGTTATGCTCAGTTAAGCGGTGGTTTATCGGAAGAAACAGTTAAAGCATTGGAAGAATCCTCTTACTTTACACGTGGTGGATTATCCATGAAAACACTTGAACGTGCAAAAGAAGAAGTACACGCTATGAAAGACTTGGTTAAAGATGATACCGAAAAGCGTGCAGAGCGTGTTAAGAAAGATATTATTCATTCCTACTTTGATGAAGTATCCGATATAGACAAGGAAATGCTTGATGTGGTTCTTGCGGATCCAACACACATTAAGCAAACCTTTAATAATGTGTATAAGGAGCTTACTGAACAGTACCGGGAACAATATACAAGTGATTTTGATGCTATGGATACAGATTTAGATGCGGCACGTACTAGCGGAGTCAATCCTATATGGTTAGGTGAAAACAAGCCGCCACGTTCTAATTCGGAGCGCAGACGAATGGCGTATCAATCTAGCCTTGCTCGTACCCAAAGTACATTAGCGGATAATCCAGAAGCACTTAATCAAGCAGGAGCCCATTATGCTGATATGGAGCATACACTTAAACAGATTGAATCGCTAGAATCTATGCGATATACATTATTTGAATTAGCAGATAATGACATCGCCTTACGTATGCAATTATCCAAATCCGGATATGAAGTGTATCAGTCTTTAAAATCCATAATGAGCGATGCAACTGTTGACCGTAAACAACGTGATACGGCAGAAGCCAATGCATTGCTCATGGCACAACATGCTGATGTTATGGCACAATACATGCGACAAATGGGCCGTGGTGGATATACCGCTATGGATTATTTCCGTGATAGTGTGCGTATTAACATGAATGCTAAATTAGAAAACCAAAAAGGGTATAATCAATTAGATCAAGATGCAAGACTTAAATTAAGTATTGATAAGAAAAAGTGGAGTAGAATTATAGATAATATTTCATCTTATAAAAGATCTGATTTAATTAGAGTTATGGACACTCCAGCTGTACTGCAACTCGTA